TTGTTGGGCGCTAAAGGCGAAGAATTGATGGGCAATGGCTCTGTTGGTTCTCTTGCAGGTTTTAATGTTTATTGGTCAGACCAAATAAACGAAGATGTTAGTTCAGGTGGAGATGCAGCAGGTTTTGCGTTCTCACGAGGTGCATTAGGACTTGCAATCGGTGTTGATGGATTGTTTAGGTTGGAAACAGAAAGAAACGCATCATTCAGAACTACTGAATACGTAGTTTGTGGATTTTGGGGCGAGATAGAAATTAAAGATGCTTTTGGTGTCTATATTCTATCAGATGTTTCTTAATAACTGATTAATCGAGGGGAGTGTAATGCTCCCCTCATTATATGGAGAATAAAATGGCAGATCAATTTTTTAAAAAACCAAATGGAGTAATAATTAAAGTGATTCCTACACACGATATAGATTCACTTAAAGACAGATTTATAGAGTGCGATGCTAAGGGTAATGAAATTAAAAAAGAGAAACCAAAAGCAAAGCCTAAGAAAAAAGCAAAGAAAGAAGATAAATAATATACCTTATTCATGGTAGCCAACCTTAAAGGAGAATAAAAATGGCAGAAACAGAATTAAGAAAATATGCAGTAGTAGAAAAACTCAACAAGATGGATGTTGACCTTTTAACAGTAGCACCTGATATAGCAGAAGCAACCTACTCAACTGGTGATTTAATGTGTGAAAATATATCAATTTCAAATGCAGGTGCGGTTTTAGGTGGCAGTTGTATATTGCAATCTATAACAGCAGTTGACACTTCAGATACTGGTGGAACTATATATGTAATAATAACAGACACAAACGCAGTTGATTTAGGTACTGTTGGTAGTGCTATAAACGCAGCAGATGCTGTGGCAGATAATAGTGTAGCAATAGTTGAACTTAGTAATTGGACAGACGTTGGTGGTGCAAAAGTTGCGACTAAAGCAAATATAGGCTTAGTGATGAAATGCACAAACACATCTAAAACCTTAAAAATGGGTGTTGTTAATGTAAGTGGTGGCGATATTGTTATTGGATCAGGTGAAGATATTATTTTTAAATTCGGCGTGGTCAAAGACTAATGTTTCCGACACGTAGAATAACAACAAGTGGGGGCGATGTATTTAGAGATGAGTTTTCTTTAGCATTTGATGGCACTAATGATTATCTAAATATCGGCACAGGATTAGATTTGGGTACTGGTGATTTCACTATATCTATATGGGCAAAATGTGCAAGTTGGGGTGGAGCACCACGATATCTTATGGGAAAATACGAAGATACTAATAATAGATGGTATATACGTATTAAAGATGATGACCCTCCAAGATTACAATTATACACCAAAATTGGTGGTACAGACTCAGGGAAAAATGGATGGTATGGTAATAATACTGTAGGTCCATCGCTTGATGATTTGAATGGGCAATGGGTTCATTTTTGTATTAGCTCTGATAGAGATGGTAATAATATGGGATATATAAATAGTGTGTTTAATGATACAGACTCAGCATCAACAGCAACTATGAACAATGATGGTGATTTAGAAATAGCAAGATATGATTCAACAGAGTTTGGTGGCAATATTTCAGAAGTAACCATATACAATAAAGCATTAACTACATCAGAAGTAAAAACAATATATAATGGCAGAGAGCCTTACAATCATAAAGAAGGTATAGCATCAGCTAATTTAAAAGCTTGGTGGCGTATGGGTGATGGTGTATTTGATGGATTCCCTATTGTACAAGACCAAGCAAATACAAATATAGGTAGTAATCTTGTGCCTAATCCAACATTTGACACAAACACTACTGGTTGGGAATCATATTCAGGTGGTAGTGGCGATGACAACACGTTATCAAGAGAAACATCTATAACACACTCAGGTAGTGGTTCATTGAAAATTGTTTACGCAGCAGGTAATGGTGGTTGGGGTGCAAAAATAACAGGAAATATAACAGCTACAGCAAATAAACTATTAATTATGGAGGGTTACGTATATATACCATCAGGCTCATATAGTGGCGGTAATCCTATTTTAGTTGATGGAGGTGGGTTTTCGAGTGCTACTACGCAAATACAAGTACAAGCAAATTCAAGTATTACAAATGAATGGCAATATATGAGAACAGTACAAATTTTAAGCTCTGATGCAACAGGTACTGTGTTTTTACATACAACAGGAACTGACCCAAGCGAAAATGATATATTATATTGGGATGATATAAGTTGTCGTGTATTAGATGGAAACGCAGGTGCGATGTATAATATGACAGCATCAGACTTTGAAGGAGAATCATTATAATGGATTATAGTAATAGAAAGTGGGTGATTGTAAACGTATCTGATATAACAGATGAAATGATAGAAAGTGCAATGCAAACATCTATGGATACACTTAGAAAATCATTAGATGGAACTAAAGCAATACTCAAATGGGATGGCGATACGCCTACTTGCTTCGATGGTATGACAACCTATAATCATAGCGAAATATTAACAGAACTTGCTAAATCAGATTGGACAGAAGCAGATGCCTAAGTTCGGTAAAAGGTCAAGAGAAAACTTAGCGACTTGTGACAAAAGACTACAAGGAGTATTCAATGAAGTTATTAAATACGTGGATTGCTCAGTTCTCGAAGGGCATAGAAGCCAAGAAAGACAAGACGAACTCTACGAGTCAGGCAAAACAAAGGTTAAATACCCTAATGGTCGTCATAATAGTAGTCCTTCTCGGGCTGTGGATGTCACACCTTATCCTGTAAACTGGGAAGATAGAGAAAGACAGACATTGTTTGCAGGGTTTGTCATTGGAATAGCCAAGCATATGGGTGTAAATCTAAGATGGGGTGGCGATTGGGATCAAGATTTTGAAGTAATGGATAATCGGTTTGACGATTTTCCACATTTTGAATTGGATAAAAGTGAGGAGTAACACTTAATAACAGGATTCTAAATGATAGATATAAGTCCTAAAGAGCTTATATGCCCAAATTGTTATCATCAGGGCATGACTAAGCAAGGATTTAGTGAAAGAGGGCGACAGAGATACCAATGTAAACGTTGCCGAATGAAAACAGCATTTCCTATTTATGATGCTGATGTGGAAGTAATAAAAGAGAATGTAAGACTCTCTAAGCAGAAGCAGAAAGCTCAAGACAAAAATAGAATACACAATAAAGCATTTCGTGAACACGCAAGAATCGAAAATGCAGTAGAAGAATACAGCAAAGAATTAAAGACGCTTTTTGAAAATAATAGTTTAAATTGTACTACTACGAAACACAGAGCCAACAACAAGGCTGTTGGTGTACTGCAACTAAGTGATATCCATTTCAATGAACTCGTTGATTTAGAAAACAATAAATATGACTTTAGTGTTGCATCCAAAAGAACAAGATACTTCGTAAATAAGGCTAAAACGTACTTCAAAACAGCAAATGTGAGTAATATTGTGTTTGCACTTACTGGTGACCTTATGAATAGCGATAGAAGATTGGATGAGCTATTGAATCAAGCTACTAACAGAGCTAAAGCAACTTTTCTTGGTGTGGACATATTGCAACAAGCAATACTTGATATGGCAAAAGACTTTAATGTAACTGTCGCATCAGTTGTTGGAAATGAAGGTAGAGCAAACAAAGAGATGGGTTGGAGTGATGTAATAGCAACTGATAACTATGATTATACAATATTTCAATGTTTAAGATATTTGTTTAGAGAGAGTAATGTTAAGTTTGTACATGGCGATCCATCAGAATTAGTGATTAACGTAGCAGGGCAGAATCTTTTAATGATGCACGGACATGGATCATTTAGAGGTAAGCTCGATACAGCAGTTAATCAGATAGCAGGTCGCTATTCGCTGAAAGGTATTAAGATAGACTATATTATATTCGGACATATTCATAGTGCAAGAGTGGGTGATAACTTTGGTAGGTCATCTTCTATGGTTGGTGCGAATGATTATTCAGAGAAAGCACTTAATCTCAATGGAAGGGCAAGTCAGAATTGCTATATATTCTATGACAATGGGAATAGGGATGGGATTAAAGTTGACCTGCAAAACACAGAAAACAAGGGCTATGATATTGACAAGGCACTTGAAGCGTATAATGCAAAGTCGCATGGTAAGATAAAAACAAAGAAAACGATATTTGAGGTAGTAGTATAAATGCAAGAAAGAGTTAAAGTCGAATCGGTTAGAGTTGAAACGCCATTCGGAGCTATAGAAAGTGATAGTGGAAACCATTTAGCAGATGTATTTACGATAGTTGCTATTATAATTATTTTATACATATTTAAAAGAATGTATATAGGCAAATAGTGGATATTTTTGCAATATTAGACCAGTATGGCGTACCAATCACAATGTGCTGTGCATTCGGATATTTCATTTGGAAACAGAACTCTTGGATTCAGAATGATTTAAAGCGTGACTTAGATGATGCCAATGAGCGTTTTGAAAAAATAGTCATTGGGCTAATCAACTCACAGAAGCAAATGCAATTAGATATTAAAGATTCAAAAGCCAGTTATAGGGCAATAGTAGAGATATTGGCTTCTCTTAGTGGGAATGGACTAAAAGAGAAGTTTATAAACAAAAGAGATAACAATTATTAAAAGGAGATAATACATGATAGATTCAGTATTAGGAGTATTAGGTAACAATTCAGGATTATTAATGGGTGGTGGTTCAGCAGCCATCGTTCTATGGGTATTAAAAAAGATACCTAACGAGCATATTTGCTCAGTCATCGAAACAGCTTGTGAAAGCGTTGGTCGAGTGATGACATTAAACCTTAGTAAGTGGTCAGCAACAAAGAAAGTGTGGAACTCAACGATTGAGCCATATTTTATTGATCTTGTTGACAATGTATTTGGAAGCATTGTTAGAGGGTTCATTAAGGGACTAAGGATTGATAACAAGTAAGATTATAGCAAAATTTCTGCCTTTCATAATGAAACACGTGTGGAAGGCAGTTTTGCCTGAGTTAAAGCCTTTACAGAAGTATGTAAATGAGCCAAACGATTTAGATTTAGAAGTAAAAAGAATAAACAAGAAGATGAAAAGAATGCAAAAAGAAATAGATGCCAAATAGTTTAGAGATACAACTACCCCTTTCATCAGATAAACAGGTCATTAAGATTAATGATGATTCTACTGGTTTATTAATTAAAGATAATCGTGTGTTTGTAGAGGAACAACCAACAGAAGAAAATGAAGTAGCTACTAAAAAGTATGTAGACACAACTAATTTAGCAGGTAATATTATTGGATATACTGATATAGGATTAAATGAAACAAGGGTTGATTTGTCTTTAACAACATCTTATGTAGTCCCAACAGATGAACATAGTGTTGCATTTACTGCACCTGCAAGTGGTAATGTTGAAATATATATGCAGGTAGCGTTTTCTGCGGGTAGTGGTGGAGCAGGAGATTTATATGTAGGGTTATCAACTGCCAACGCAACGAGTGGATATTCTGCATTACAAGATTATTATGAGGAAGAATTGGTAGACCAAAGTGGAAGATTTGGATGGGAAACAGTTGTTAATAGTTGGACATTAACTGGGTTAACAGCAGGTGCTAATTATGAATATTGGGTAGGGTTTAAATCAACTTCAACATCAGGAACACCAACAGTTTCTTGGGGTGGTGATACATCAGGACATTACTCAGATTTTATTATGAAGGCAACGTCATTACCTACGACAATAACAACTTAGGAGATTTATGAGTTTAACAGGGAAAACATTAAAAGATAGCTATGTGGATTTATTACAAATCGGTAATTCTAATAATGGGATAGACACAGCAACAAGAACAATACAAGATGGTGGAGGGAATCACTCTGCTTTGTCGCTTGGGGATGATAATGTAGCTGTTCGACCAAAAAATGACAATACCACTACAACTTTTAATGTTAGGTCATATTCAGGATCAACAATAATGCAAGTGGACACAACTAATGAGCTTGTTTATGGTTCAGGGAATATAGTAAACACTCAATATGCAACATTTATTGTAGAACCCACTCAATCATCAACATTTGCAGATGATACACATCAAGCGATTCCATATTATTCAGGTGGATACGGAAATAAATCATATCCACCCTCGTTTGGAACAGGGACTGACCCTGCAACAACATTTACAACAGCCGATGCAAACGGAACAAGGGCAAGTGACTTAGTTCCACTTCTATGGTATATACAAGATAATATATCCATAGATGCTGTAACTTCAATAGAGGGTGCAGATGCAGCTACGGGCGATACAACTCGTCTGCACTTATTTAGCTATGATTTCACATCAGGAGCGACATCGTGCTTAACAAATGGCACATTGTTGGCACATAATAGCGATGTGACTAACGCAGGAAGCGAGCAACCCTATTTAAGTAGTTGGACAGTAGATAGTGCAGCAGTAGCATCAGGAAAAGTAATTTTAGCATTTTTAAAGTCAGATAGCATAAACTCTGACTATTCAGTAAATATAACAGTAAAGTATCATTTAACGTAGGAGAAGAATTATGGGTTTAGGAGCAGGTGGCGACACACCACAATATGGAGTAATTAGCTCAACAGTAAGTAGGGGGGAAAAGGTAGATTATACAAAGCCAATAGCCACTAAGTCAAAGTCAGTTTCATATAGTGCAACAGTACACGATTTATTGTTAGATTTATCTCCTGCAAGTGACATTGAAACTAATTCAGCAAGTAGTGCAATAAGTGCAGTAAGAGTAAGGAATGATGGATATGTTACAGGACTCGCTATTTTTGCATACACAAGATATACAGGAGAAACGACAGAGGGGAATACAGAATACGTACACTACTTATTAGCACCCGAAGAAGAAATAACAATACCTGCATCAAGAGCAATCATTGTTGATACTGCCAACCAATATGATGGAACAGCAGTAACAGCTACAGCACCTGATGGAAATATGTATGTAGCAAGTGGTTGCTTACTTGACGAGGGAAGTAACATTAACGACTCAGTCACAAACTTTACTGTAGATGATGGAGATTATTTTGAAGTAGGTGACCTAATTCGTCTTGACAACGAGATTATGGAAGTAACATCAATCGCAACAAATGAGCTATATGTTATAAGAGCAGTTGGTGGATCAACAGCAGCATCACACAACGATGATGTCGCAATTAGACTTCCATTTTATAATGCTTACCATGACTTTGACAAATACAGCGTAGCACAAACAGATTACTTTGGCAGATATAAAGCAACTAACCTTGCAGGATATGGTAGGGTTGCAGCGAATGAAGGTGGAATATCAGCAGGTAGTGTAGCAATCCAGTTTTATGAAGCAGGATACGCTAAACTTGGGCTAACAGATGTGAGTTCAAACACAGAGAGTGGATTAACAGCATCAACAGCATACGAGTTTGACATAACAGTAGATGGGGGAACAACATATGATAATCTTTCATTTACCACAGATTCAAGCAATACTAAATTTGGTGGATCAACTGGAATCATAGCTAAGATACAAGATGCTCTTGATACTCAGTATTACACATCAGGAAACCTGTTCGAAAAGAAAGTCCACGTAACAATAGAAGGTGGAGATGTTATATTTAGAAGTGGATCACATCTTTCAACATCAGCAGTAACAATAGGGGCGGGTTCAAGTGGAGCAGCAGAGTTCTTAGGGACTGGTAGAATCCCTGCATCACCGACATCTGTGGCAGCGAGATTGCAACAGGAAGTAGATTATGACCCAGTAACTAATACATCCACATATAGAAACATATTTATAAGAGATGATGGGCGTGGTAATTTAATGTGGAACAATACACAGAGAGTTGGTACAATTAATTATGAAAGTGGTGCAATAGATTTCACAGTAGGTGAAAAAACAAACGCAGAATTTGTTGTTAGCTTACTGCACACATCAGCTATGAGTGGAGCATTATCAACAGCAGGTAGTGGTAGAGCAAATTCACTAAGACAGGTTCTTGGTAACACACCACAGCAAAAATGTGAAGCAATACTAACAGTTGAAACATTTTAGGAGAATAAATGGCAACAGATTTTAAATATGCAAGTCAAAGTGATTTAAATAGATATTGTGGCGAAATAGTTTCTAATGCAGATAGCAAAAGGCAAATATATGATTGGACAAGTGGTTTAACAAATTTTTCAGGTAACCTTGATGCTTATTATTCGCATAATACAGGCTTAATAGATACTTTGTTTTGGGATGGGGCGAAGATTAATAAAATCACCTACAACACAACTGAAACGACTAAAGTAGATGGGGCATTTGCTAAAGATGCGACAGTATTTTATGTTGATGCGGGTCATGGTTTAGCAGCAAACGATGTAGTAAAGATTGACAATGAATATATAAGGGTTGTTAGTGTAAGTGACGATACAATTACTATTTCCACACCTTCAACAAATAGAGGGCTATTCCAAACGAATGCCGAAGCTCACGCAAACGATACAAGTGTTTATAGAATTATAGATGAAAGTGCAGACTTGGGTGATGATGCATCAGCAGGAAGCCCTGATGGGTTGAGTTTTGTATATGATAGTGATTTAGATATGTGTCTTTTAACAACATCACCTGATATAGATCCTGAAGATTATATAGTAGAAGCAGGTTTTGATAATTCTACATATTATGACCAAATGCTTGTAGATGCTTCAATGGAGCTAAATAACTTGCTTGATGCACGTTACCCTACACCACTTCCTAAATGGAAGCAAATTGACTCGAATACAAGCACATTAGCTTCAGTTTATGAATATGATGCGATAGTTATTAAAATGACTTGCTATTTAGCAGCATCTAATGCTTTGAGAGCAAGTGGAGAAATTGAAAGAGCAGATTATTATTATAATTTAGTAACCAACACAGAACGTACAGGGATGGCTGACAGATTAAATACAGGTGAATTTAAATTAGCTTTTGAAGTTGACTCTAAAGACAGTCAAGGGAAAGTAAGGTATTTTTCAAGTGGTGGAACAATGGAAATTATTGAAACAGCAGGTCAGTATGTAGGCGAGAAGTATGACTTATTAAGAATTATTTGCACAAGAACTGGAGCATATGGGGTGGCTGAGGTAAAGGTTCAATATTTTGGTAATGACAAATTGCTTGGAAGCGAATCCGGTTCTGAAGTAGTGACTGGAGGATTACAAGCATTATCAGGACTTGGTGGATTGTATGTAAGGTTTGGTGGTAGCAGTATGAGTGAAAATGACGTTTGGGAAATTGAGGTTAATAGTGCAGACAGAAAAATAACAAATGCACAAACAGGTGCGATTGACCTAACAAGACGAGGATATACTGCATAATGGCTGTTACTTATGATGAAATATCATACAAGTATATAGAAAAGGGTTTAAAAACCATAATAAACGATGAATTTCGTAATGTTTACGTGTCACCACTATTTAAGATGCGTGGCACAGAATGTATTAGAATAGCGATAGATAGTAGTGAAAACGATGAAACTACTAACGCTTATGAGAGAAGAATTTTCAACGTCATAGTACGTTATTATCAGAAAGGCGACCTACGATCCGAAAAGGTCTATGCAGGAATAAGAAGAAAAGCAGATAAATTGCGTAAGCATATATTGGATAATCAGACAGCGAACACATCTACTGCTAAATGGGCTTTTCTTGATATTGATAGTATTAACTATAACATACAAGACGATGAGAACGAGGGAATAGACGATTTAAACATAACAGAGTATGAACTATCTATGGTTCATCACAATCCATTATAAGGAGTAAGAAATGGCACAAGCAACTAATTATTTTCCAAGCCAAGATGTATCGGTATGGATACAGGATGAAGCTATAGTAGGTACAGAGCCTGATGATGCTGCATTAACAAGGTTACAGGCAACATCTTTTACAATACCTGAAGCATCAGTACCACTTGAGTTTTCATCAGCAAGGAGTGGTCAATATACAACAACAGCAACGCAAGGACACCACTCACAAGGAACTAAACTATGGACTTTTGACACTACACTTAGAGGTACACCATTCTCAGTTTTAAAGGCGTGTCAAGCAGTATTTGAGCAAGGATCATCAACAGCAGAACTTGACAATGATTATACTTTTGATGTAGCAGGATACAAAGTTGCAACAGGCTCAGGTGCAAAGACACATGATATTAGATTCATAAATGGTGGTTCAGATACAACAAACCACAATATTGAAGTATCAGGATGTATTGGAACTGGGTTTACACTATCACAAGACATTGGCAGTGAAGGTGGAGAACTTGTTTGCACAATAAATTGGGCTACAGGATTTATGCCAGTACATTCTTCTACAGACATATCATCTCCTGCATACGACGAGGGAACACCAAAGAACATAAGGAATTTGGCTTTAACAACAGCAGAACTTGGTTCAGAGGATTTGGTAGTTCAATCTTGGGAATTATCTGTACAAAGGACAATAGAAAGAGTACATTACTCTGATATTACTGATGGTCAGTTTCATCCATTTGGGTATGTGATGACTTCTCCATTTGAAATAACAGGCTCATTGACAGTAATTAGAAATGACGATGTACATGACTTACTTGCTAATTTTCATAATAGCACAACTATGGATATGAAACTTGCAGAAGCATCAAACTTTTCTATTGATATGGATAAGGTTTTATTAGGTGAATCCACAGTAGATAATGGTGGTGCAGTATTAATGCAAACAATACCATTCACAGCAGTAGCTGATGAAGATATTGGTGGTTCAAATGAGCAAGTATTAGGAATTGAAATAGCATAATGAAAATAGAGCTAAAAGGCGAAAACAAAAAGAAGATACAGGTTGAGGTAAAAGACCTTAACCTTGATGACAGGGGTGAATTTAACGACCTATATGCAAAAGCCACGTTTGGTGACTTAAAATGGTCGTTATTTGCAAAGTCAGTTTTATTAGCAACAGAATTAACAGAAGAAGAATTGAATGAGTACACCGACGTGGACATCATTAATATCTCAAAAGAATGTTACTTTGTTGTGAATAAAAAAAAATTGAAGAAATAATACTTCGAGTAAATATACACATATCGGCTAATGGATTACAGAGCAAACATTCCTTGCCTGATGAGTTTCCATACGAAGCAATGAATCCGATGAGTGTAAAAGAACAAACATTTAATAGCATAGAAGATATACATGAGGTGCTGATTGAATGTTATGATAAATGCGTATCAAAAGGGGTGTCAGAAATTGGGAAAGCACTATATCAACAATCATTATTTATATGCAACGACACAATGCTTTTAGATAATGATTCACAAAAACTTATCAAGAAATATCAATTTTGCAAAAGTTTTAATTGTCCTCCATACCCATCATTACAAGACACTCCTGCAAACATAATGGAATCATTTATGATTATAGACCAAGAGATAAAAAGCGTTAGTTTAGGAGAAGTAAATGGCAACTAAGCATATACATGAAATAATAGCAAGAATGAAAGGCTTTGGGAAAGCCACAAAAGAATCAAAAAAATTAAAACAGTCTTTAGGTGGATTGCGTGAGTCTGTAATAGGTCTTGGAGCAGCATATTTGGGGGCAGCAGGTTTAACAGCAGCAGTTAAAGGATCAATACTTGCATATGCAGAACAAGAAAGAGCAGAGAAAAAGTTAGCAGGGGCTTTAGGTAAATCAACAGATGCTTTAGTGGCTCAAGCAGCAGCCATGCAAAAGGTAACTATATTTGGTGATGAAGCTATAATAACACAACAAGCATTTCTTGCATCTATAGGTATGAGTGAGCAACAAATTAGAAAGATATTACCAGTTGCAGCAGACCTTGCATCAGCTACTGGAATGACACTCGAATCAGCAGTTAGGAATACAGCTAAAACATTTAGTGGACTTGCAGGTGAGCTTGGAGAATTAGTCCCCCAATTAAGAGATTTAACAGCAGAAGAAATGAAGGCAGGTAAGGCTGTTGAGGTGATGGCAGATTTATTTAAAAACCAAGCAGCAGTTGAAGCACAAACAGTATCAGGGCAAATAGCACAACTAACTAACAATTTGGGCGATTTTGCAGAAAATGTAGGTGAGTGGTTGTCGTCTTCGGGTGCGTTGGGTGGTCTTGTGCAATGGTCAAGGGATTTGGGTGATGGAATTGCATGGATAACTGGGAATATGAATGGGGTAACAGCAGCAACCGATAAATATTCAAAAAACATAGAAATATTAAATTTAAGAAAAAAAGTAGCAGGAGAAATGGTAGACCTTTTTACTGATAAGCTACAAAATGAAGATGAAATACGGGAATCAGTTATTAGGTCAGGTAAAACTGAAGCAGAAATTAATGAGAGGTTAATATCTTCTGTCATGGAATATTCTCAAAGGATAATTTCGTTAAATGAGCAAATAGAAAAAGAACATCAAAATAAAGAGTTGGCTAATGAATGGTCTGAGAAGTCTATCAAGGTAAGAGAAAAAGAATCAGAAATTATAAGTGAAACATTAGTCCCTAAATATATAGGAATGACACAAGCATTTGAAAAAGCAATCCCCCCACAAGAAAAATTAGTTAAAATGACAGAAGCAGAAATTGGGGCTTTAATGTTTAAAGAAGCAAAGCTAACTGATTTAAATAATCTTGGTCAAATGGCACTTAAAAGTAATTTATTAAATGCAAAAGATGCGTGGAAACTTACTTTAACAATGGCACTTGCAGATGCAGCAGCAGCAATAATTAAAGCAGGTAAAGTAGGTGGACCGATTGGTGCTTTGACTATGGCTGCAACTAATGCACCACAAATAGCAGCTATATATGCAAACCAACCTGCTCAAACTGGTTTTGAGGGCGTAGTTGATGAGCCTACACAGTTTACAGTTGGTGAGGGTGGAGCAGCAGAGTATGTTTCAGTCACTCCGATGGAGGGCGTGAACAATGCAGGTGGAGGATCAGGAATAAATATTAATATTAGTGGGAATGTAATGAGCCAACAATTCGTAGAAGAAGAACTATCTGAACGTATAGCAGAAGCAGTAAGAAAGGGAATATCCTTTGCGTAATATATCTGCACAATTTGAAAGGGCTTTTTTATCTCCTGTCTTGAATGTAATCTATGTTGTTGAGATTGAACAGAGTGATGGGAAAAAGATTAGGATAGCATCAAGGGAGGGTTCTACGTTTTTAGATCACGAAGGAGATTACGTTTATACTGAACGTGTATATCACGATGCAGACCTTAAAATATCTAACATAACTGAAAGTGTGGATCTAAACACTAAGGTCGTAAAATTGTCAGACATAACAATAACCTGTAGCAACTTCCCTATTTTTATGCAAGAGTCACAGAAAAGGTTGTCCGACCTTGTGCAACACTCTAATGGGAAAGTTATTAGAGTATTAATGGTTGAAAATGACAAGCGAAATATACTATTGGCTCAAAACGATTCAGAGGGTTTAGAAAGTATAGTCGTGGCTAAAGGTTTAATAACAAGAGTTAAACACGACAGTAACACAATAACAATTACAGCAAACGACTCAACATTAGATGTTATAAGCATGACTTTGCCCAAAGAAGAATACCAGTTAGATAAATCGGTAAACACATACGAGCATTACCACGAAGAATATGTGCCTTTATTATATGGTCATTTGAGGAAAGCACCTGCGATGCTTTACTTAGAAGATTTGTCAGAACTTACTTCTGTATCCAATGGGAGCATGAAGTTATTGCCTGATTCATCTTATTTAGATGGAACGCTAATAGAGGGTGTTAAGGCATTTGAAAAAGACATAGAGATTCCGACAATGAATGGTGACCAAACCTTTTCACCCTCAAGAAATTGTTTAGAAATGAGAAGGCAAGATGTGGTAAGGATGAAAGTAGGCGAAAATGTTTGTGATGTTCCTTGTTTGCCCTATATACAGTCAAGGTCGAAAATAATAGAGAAACACGACTATAAGCAATGGGATTCTGTGGGTAATTATGTTTCTTTAAACACCACAGATGAGAATGGTTCAAAGACTGAGATAACAAATAACGCAGTATGGTGTGCTATTAATCAAAAACCATACCCAAATGATGATAACAAAAGAACAATGCAAATAGAGAATAAAAGCGGGACTGAGTGGATTGGATATGTACATTCACATGACATCGCTGAAATTACAAATAGTTATTATACGGGTGAAGATTATTATACATACAGGGTGGGCGTAGAATTTTTTAGTTTTGACACATTATCAGGATACGAATTAGATGATAGGCGAGATGATGCAGAAAAATTAAAATTTGAAAACGATGTACACTTTATAGGTAATTTCAAAGGTGTTCACAAGAATTTTACAGGTAATGCACAGCAACATAGTTTAACAAGATTTTACCCTGTATTTTCATCACCAAACGTAGAATCAAATTTAGTGGTTGCAGGAGATAATCCTGAATCAGATTACGCACAGTATATGGGATATCCTAAAGAGCTACACAAATGGCGTCAAAGATTATCTAATGGCGAAGAATCAACTTTTAATGCAATTCGTGGTATTCAAACTACGGATTTAGAGAATTTTAATAATGATTTAAATAGAGCTAAGTTTCATATGGCAGGTGCAAGTGATTTTGATTATGACGACTCTGAGCTAACATACAATTCATATATAACCTCTTTTATTTCAGGTAGGTTTAACTTTGATGCAGATAATTGCTTTGTGGGCAGACATTATACTTGGCACAAAAACATTTACCCTGTTATGGATGCTACAACTTTGGCAATATATTATTTTGCCGATGCAAACACTTCTTCAAACATTACTTACCCCACGTTTACATATGACCTTGAAACATATTGGCGTGACCTTGAAATGAGAAAAGTGTGGTTAAACACAAATATGTTTGAAAGAGATTATTTTTTAAATGCAAGGGGAAAGCGTAGCCAACAGCCTGATGGCTCAGGTATTTTAGAGGGTGTTCTTTTGGTTAAATATGAGGGAACAGACCAACCTAATTTTGCAAACCCACAAAACGATTCAAGCTCAGAAGCAACCAAGAGAGAGAATGTTCACCTTACAGAACTTTATAAATATTTAACAGACCCTGACCTACAAACAATAAGGCATGAAGGTAAAGAATATCAAATCATGCTAATGTCACAAAAAAGCAATGGGCAAACTATTTATTATTATGATTTTGATATTGAGAATGTCATCTTTTGCGAGGATAATTTGCCTTATATGTATGATAGTGGTCAAGACGCTTATATTGTTGATGGAGAGGAAATTGGACATAGTTGTGGATGGATGTTTAAGTTTAGATGTAGAGGTAGAGGTCCAAAAGAGGATGAAGTGGGTGGTATCAACACAAGTGGCATTTTTCCATCAAATGGGGTTAGGCTTGTTTACGGGAAAAAGAATCTAATTTACCATTTTACTGAAAACCAAGTGCAAATAGAAAGTATAGACCACATCGAAACACCTGAACTTGATTTGTTTAACGATGCGAATGGGTATACAATGGGAGATTATTCAACCCCATACAAACCACATGGATATACATTATTTGTAGCAACAACAACCCCTGTTGCAGCGAACAGGCTTTATGAACACCCTGCTGAAATAATGAGGGACTTGCTTTTGGTTCAAGCACAAACAAGTGCAGAATTTAATTATGAAAAATTTGACGAATTAATAAAACAAAACCCCAACCTAAAATATACCTTTTCCTTAACAAAACCACAGAGTGTAAAAGAAATACTTGAGAAAATATGTGAACAATCAAGGTTTTTTTATCGCCACAATATGAGTACAAACGAAATTACAATAGACCAAATAAAAGAAGAATATACTGTTGATGATGTGGATGCGATGATTGACGTGGATGATATATATAGTTGCAAATTTGACTTAACAAAAAAAGAGGATTTGTGCTTTGCAGGGGTTGAGGTTAAATATGGATATAACTATGCAACTGAAAAATACGATAAAACAACTGGAATTTTAGACGTTGGCGATAAAATGGAAGAATATAAAGAATATTATGGGGTAGAGAATGTAGATACGTATAAAATTGTTGTAGAATCAGATTATATACAAGATAACCCAACAGCCCTATATTTAAGGGACTACATCTTTAACACAAACAAAAATCAGCGTTTGATCTGTAAACTTGAGCTACCTTTAGCCTTTGGCTTTAAGTATGAAGTAGGAGATGTTGTTAATTTCAACAGAAACCCCGAAAACACGAAGCCTTATGGTTTTGACATAACAACGCAACACACTAAGATAACACAGGATGTTTACCCCTTTTTTATGATAACAAAAGTTTCTTTAACATCAAATAGTGTAAGGTTAGAATTAGAACAGCTACACAAAACAAGCCCACCTGAGGTTGTTGAGCCACCTACAGTTTTGTTAGGAGATGTAAATCTTGATGGTGTGGTAAATAATGATGATGTTATGTTGCTTTTTCAAATAGCTTCCGCCCCTGACCAAAGTGTGTATTCTTCTGAACAGTTGGCAAATGCTGACCTTGAGTACGATTCAGAAAATCATCAACTTCTTCAGGGCGATGGAAGTGTAAACCTCTTCGATGCTATAGCACTTGATGCTTGGTGGAGGAGAGAAGAAGAATTGCAGGGTGGTGGATAAAAATGAACATTATAATGAAACAATATGTGGATGGGTTGTATTTGGAAAACTATCAAGATATAGTTTATTTAGATATAAAGTATGGTGGTAGTTTTAATGCTCAAATGGTTTCTGATTGTGATGTTTACATAAACGATAAAAATATAATTATCTACAATATTGAACTTCACAAATCAGGGTTGCTAATGAATTATAATGGGAATTTTATTATTACGGGGGTATTGGCATATACGCAAGACAAGGCTCGTCACTATGTACCCACAAGAAGAATAATAGACGAGTGGGGGAAAGTTGATGGGGTGTGGGATAATTCAACAACAACATGGGAATCGCACGACAAGTCGAACAGAAAGAAAAAAAGAGTTCAAACATCTATTGGTAGTGTTGTTGGCTCAAATAAAAAAATACTAATTAAAAGAGGGATAAATGTCAGGAACAGTAGCTAAACCAAAATTATACATAGACTATATATCTTATGCGAGGGCGACAGGGAAGCCAGTCACTAATTTGATTTCACATGGGTTTCAAAGTGGGTATGATACTTCCTATCTATTTACGTTAAACCCACACAAAACAACAAATGCACTTGCATCATCTACGTCTGCTGATGCGAACCTTGCAATAAATGAAGAAGCTCATGGTGGTAGAAATGATCCACAATTAGACTATTTATTTGAGAATGCAAACTATTGGGCTATTTTAGGCAATAATTTAAATGATTTAGGTGCTATGCCATTGCTAAGGGGCAGAAGCTATCAGGGTCAGGTTGGTTCAACAATTGGAGCAACCCAAATTGATTTTGAGTCATACCAACATGATAATATAAGGTTTTTTTCATTTGATGGTATGCCAAATGGCTATGCGTGTGGAATCCGTTTGGGGTTTAGTGGTCTTACAGCACAAGACAATTTGCGTTTAGGCTCTTTTTCTATGGGGAGGTCTTTTAGTTTTCCTCACAACGCAAACCTATCTATGAACATTAAATACGACCAAACAGGAATAAAAAAGAAAAAAACAGCAGGTGGTAGGGATATTGTAGATGTTCAGTATTACAAGTCACCTGATTGGGATAATCGTAGGGCTTGGGATTTTAGTGAGTTTGATAACAGAACCACAGGATATGTTGGAAGAAGAAGTTGGGATTTGACGTTCTCATTTCTAACTAAAGATGACACGTTCCCAGTAAATATGAACGAAGATTATATGTTTGATCAACCAACAGATGGCTCAACAGCAGTAACACACTCAACAGAAAATATAACATCACATTTTATGGGACTTACCTTAAATGGTCAGTTGCCATTTATATTTCAACCTGATGAAACAAAAGCAGCGATGGCGTTGTGTAGGCTAAAATCTAACAGCTTTTCAGTACAGCAATCAGCACCTAATCTTTATACTTGCAAGATGAGTTTTGAAGAAACTTGGTAAATTTCCCTCCGACATCCTATTTATAGGATAGCGAAAGAAAAAGCTCTCTCCTCGTGAAAGGGCTTTTTTTTTGCATAATAATGAAAATAATGTAAATAATGCTTTGTATATATGTAGGATATGTGTAATATATCAATAAGCAATAAGACGTTAGACATCTTAATAACAAATAAAGACATAGGAGAAAACAATGGTAGATAAATACGATTCACTTCAACGTAAACTTGGTATAGATATACGTGAGCTATCTGAATTTAAATTCGCACAACGATTAAACAATGAGGTTGTGATAAAGAAAGAATACAGAGATGCTGAGATAGTTACAGACGACTTGATTGAAATAAAGAACAAGCTCAAATTGGCGGGTTGGGGTGGTTATAAGATACTTGGCTATATGAGTGGCGAGAAGAACTACAAGGTCAAGATACAAGACAAGAGTAACTTTATTACTATAATCACAATGGAGAAAGAGGGTAATATACTCCATATTTTACAAGATAAAACGAGGTCTTAACATGACAGATGCAATGTATGACCTAATTTATTTAATTGAACATATCACACTAACTATCTTATATTTGTTTCTAATATTGTGTTCGTGCAAATATATAAAAAAATAACTACAAGGGAGTATTTAATGACTTTATCAATGAAAACAAAAAGAAAAATATTAAGGATTCTTGAAAATACTGAAGGCTTGAGTAAAATGGAGTTTACTAATATTCATAATGAGTTGTTTGGGGTTAAAACAAAATCCTATAATTATAATAAAAAGGAGAATAAGTGATGCCTATCAATATTCACGGAAAGGAATACGTAACAGTAGCAGAGAGAGTGCAGATGCTACATGAATCAGGTGTAACAGAAATAAGCCTAAATACAGAGATTTTACATGATGATGAGAAAAGTATTGTCATGAAAACAACTCTTGAAATAGATGGCAATTCTTACACAGGAATCGCACAAGAAATCAAAGGTTCAACCAACATTAACAAAACATCGGCTTACGAGAATTGTGAAACATCAGCAGTTGGTCGTTGTCTTGGGTTTGCGGGGTATGGATCGGTTGAATCAATCGCAAGTGCAGACGAGGTTGTAAATGCAGTCGCACAGCAAAAGCCTGAGTTTGCAACACCCAATCAAGTCAAATATATAAAAACCCTGTGCGAAGAAAAGAAAATAGACTCAAAAAAGTGGGATTTTGACACTTTAACAAAGCAAGAGGCAGGAGTAATAATTGAAACAATAATACAAGGAGATAAGAAGTGAAGATAGAAAGAATGAAGGTTGGTAATTGGGGTAAAATCAAAGCATTTTTTGATTTAAACATAAACGACATAATAATAAAAGGCTTCAAGTTAATTGAGGGAAAAGATGGACTATTTGTAGGAACTCCATCACAAAAGAACTCTCAGGGAACATATGATAGCACAGTATTTGTTCCCAAAGATCAACTTGATGATATAAAGAAGATGGCACAGCAATATTATGCCAACGAATCACAGGCATCAGGAAACGTGCCTTTTTAATGATATATAAACTACACAAGCCAAAGGAGTGCTTTTTGTGTTGCGAATTAACTGATAAAAAAGATGGTGAGAATGTTTTTTTAGAGGTGACCGACATAAATAGCATTGCCTTTGTTTGTTTAAATTGTATGAGGAGATTAGAAGGATGATTATATATGAGATTATATGCAGTAATTTAGCAGGAGATGTGTCGGTGTTTTTGTCCAACATGAGAAAAGCCAGTAGTTTTGTGGCAAAAAACAAAAAGTTGTTTGAAACCTGTGATATTAAAAAACACGTGATACCAAACAACAAATGTGAGATAATTAAGTTTTTAAATAGGGAGAATGGCATTGGATAATCTTAAAGGACTAAATGGATTAGCTTATTATATATATTGTGACTTATTAGATAGACCACCAAGTCATCCAATAAAGTCAAGAACATTTGAATCAAAATATAAGGCTAAAGGCACAGAGGTTAGAGATGCTGTTCGTGAGTTAAGGGTAAGATTTAAAATACCTATTTGTAGTGGATCAAAAGGCTATTATTTTGCAAGGAACAAGGCAATGTGGGAGAGGACTAAGGCACAACTTCTTTCACGTGCTAAAAAGTTAAGACAAGCAGCAAACAATCCTGATGAGTATTTTTATGATGGTGAGCAATCAAAGCTGTTTTAATAACAACGAGAACGGGGTGTCAGAGAGCAATGCAATCGAGTACACCCCAATCTCAAATTAAGGAATTTATACATGAGAGCAACTGAATTTATACACTACATAAATCGAAAAGACGTAGGACTTGGTAGGAATGTAAAAAACGAGGACTATACCCACTTGACTATAAATCAAAAAGTAAAAAGGAAGCGTTATACATACCAATTAGAGTTAAGGAAGGGATTTAAGAAGTAATGAATGGTAAGGGCGATAAATGGCGAGGTGGTTGGTCAAAAACTTATGAAAATAATCATAATAAAATCTTTGGAGAAAAAAAAATGAATGAAGAAAAATTATTAAGTTGTTTAAATGAAATAAAAAGCCATATGGAGTCAGGCATATTTCAACTCATTGATGAAGATGAAATGATTGAGTGTGGTGCGATAGATAACACACAAGAAGAATTAGAAGAAGCTATAGATAGAATTAGTAACTTTTTAGTTCCTTTGGTTAAATTTATAAAAAACTTAGAGCCACCATATTTTAAGGACATAGTAGAATGAAAGTATTAGAGCTATTTGCAGAATCAAGGTCGTTTAGCAAGGTGGCAGAAAAGTATGGCATGGAAACATATTCAACAGATTATAAGGATTTTGATAATATAGACCAAGTATGCGATATATTTGATTTCAATATACAACAAATGTATTTTGAGTTTGGAGAGCCTGATATTATTTGGGCATCACCACCTTGCACATATTTTAGTGTTGCATCTATAGGACATCATTGGAATAAAGACCATACTCCAAAAACAAAAGAAGCAAGAAGGGGGTATAATATTGTGCAACAAACTTTAAAGATTCTTTATGAAATAAATGCAGACTATGTTTTTATAGAAAATCCAAGAGGGAAGCTAAGAAAATTAGGACTATTAAATGATTTTTTTAGAAAAACAGTATGCTATTGCAAATATGGCGATGATAGAATGAAGCCTACAGATATATGGACAAATTGGTGGATGTGGATTCCAAGACAAATGTGCCATAATGGAAATAAAAATTGTCACCATCAACCTGCACCAAGAGGTTCTCAAACTGGCACACAAGGTTTAAAGGGAAATTATTTAAGGTCAGTTGTTCCCGAACAATTATGTGAAGAAATATTGAAAAGTGTTATTAAAGGCTGAAATATGTTTATTTACTATAAATATCAACTTAGGAGATAAAAACATGAATATTTTTTTAATTTTATTAATTTGTTTACTTATACTTTTGGTTGCACTCTTTACTTTCTTACAAATTATTAATATATTTGCCAAGTGGTATTATTAAAAATATAGGAGAATGACATGAAAGGTTGGATCAGCTTACATCGTTCAGTAGAAGATAATCCAGTATTAACTAAGGGCAAGGCATATAGTAGATATGAAGCATGGCTATGGTTATTACTTAGGGTTAATCATAAACCTGCTAAAGTGCTAATAGGCAATGAGATGGTACAGGTAGGAGTAGGCGAAACAATAAGCTCATTAAAGAAGTTACAAGCACAATTTAACTGGGGTTCAACTAAAGTCAGAAATTTTTGCAAACTTTTACAAAACGAAGGAATGTTGGTAGTAAAAACAACACAGTCATATACTCATTTTCACGTCTGTAATTTTGAGAAGTATCAGAAAATGCAACACACTAACAACACACGCACAACACACTCGCAACAAACGAACAAAAAACAAACAAACACAAACAATAATGATAGAATAATAAATAATAATGATAATAATGTAAATAAGAGAAAAGAAAAATTTATAAATGAAGTATTAGCTGAAGGATTAAAAAACAAGCCAATGATTGAGCCAAGTACAATAGAAGCCTTTACAGATTATTGGACAGAGATGAATAGGTCAAAGACCAAGATGAAGTTTGAGTTGCAACAGACCTTTGAAATATCAAGACGACTAAAGACGTGGATAAAAAACGATTTCAGTAGCGACAAAAAAGAACCAACAAAGAAAAAACAATTTAAATATAGCTCAACGTATAAGCATTATGTTGGCTATTGTGGAAACCCTGATTGTAAAGATTATGGAAAATCTAATTTTTATGATATATGGAAAGTTGATAAGGGTTTAGAGGAAACAAGATGTTGTGGCACAGAATTATTAGCAGAAAGAGATGGAATACAAATACAGGATATTAATGCAGAAGCATAAACCTACTATGGGGCAGTTCAACTTCCTATGTCTAACGAACGCAATACCACACT